TTGACAGCCGGTTGACGGGGAAAAGCCTGATATTTGGGGCATTTCTCTCCTTTGTCAACCATGTCAACCAAGAAATCAAAGAAAAAGTAAAAAGTAATCATAGAGCGCCTATGGATTGTTTTCAAAGTCTTTTCTGCCGGTTGACACGGTTTGGTTGACACGGAGACAGTCTGCGGCTGTACACCTGCCTGACATTCCCTTGTCGGGCATATTTCATTTATGGAGGTAACTGCCTATGGCAAAAAGCAAAAACGAGAGCAATAACAAAAACAGCGGCACCCTGCTTACCGAAAAAGACGGCACCCAGTATTTTGTCATGGGGAAAGTCCGTATCAAGGTATCGGAGCATTTCGCACAGGATGGGAAGCCGCTTGACAGCCTGCTGGAAGATGTGATCCAGCACGCTGCCGCCGCTTCCTGAAAAAATACGGAATAACGACTGTCAATCAGCCCACGCTTATGATATACTTGTACCAGCGAGTATTGTATAAGCGTGGGTTGTTTCTTTTAGAAGGAGGATTTTTAACCGTGAAACAACCATACAATACAACGATTTATAACACTGCACTATATTTGAGATTGAGCCGTGACGATGAATTACAGGGGGAAAGCGGCAGTATCCAGACCCAGCGCATGATGCTTAGGCAGTATGCCGCAGAGCATGGGCTGACTGTTGTAGACGAGTACATTGACGACGGATGGAGCGGGACAAATTTCGAGCGTCCAAGTTTCCAAAGGATGATTGATGACATCGAGGACGGGAAAATCAACTGCGTTGTCACAAAGGACTTATCCCGTCTGGGAAGAAACTATATCCTGACCGGTCAGTACACGGAAATCTATTTCCCCAGCAAGGGAGTACGCTACATTGCCATCAATGACAATGTGGACACCATCAACGGAGAAAGCGAGCTTGCACCGTTCTTAAACATCCTGAATGAAATGCACGCCCGACAGACCAGCAAAAAGGTCAAGGCTGCCATGCACACAAGATTTGCCAATGGCGCACACTATGGAGCCTATGCACCGCTGGGCTATGTAAAAGACCCGGACAAAAAAGGTCATCTTCTGATCGACCCGGAAACACGCTGGATTGTAGAGAAGATTTTTGACCTTGCTGTACACGGGCGTGGAGCCGCCAGCATTACACGGATTCTGGTGGAGGAAAAAGTACCTACCCCCGGCTGGCTGAACTATGAAAGATACGGGACTTTCGCCAATATCTACGCCGGTGCGCCCGCAGAAAAAGCCTATGCGTGGACGATAGCACAGGTCAAGAGCATTTTGAAAGAGGAAACCTACATCGGTCACAGCGTTCACAACAAGCAGAGCAACATTTCATTCAAGAACAAGAAAAAGGTGCGGAAGCCGCAGGAAGAATGGTATCGTGTGGAAAATACCCACGAAGCCATCATTTCCGAAGAAGTGTTCCAAAAAGTTCAAGAGCTGATTGCAAGCAGACGCAGGAAACGCAGAAACGGTACGACACAGATTTTCGCAGGATTGATAAAATGTGCAGACTGCGGATGGTCTTTAGCCTATGGGGAAAACAAGCAGAACAAAAACCCATACGGGTACTACCATTGCAGCAAGAACGGACAGGGATTACGCCAGTGTTCCATGCACTATATCCGCTATGATGTACTGTATGCCTATGTGCTTGCAAGACTGCAATACTGGTCTATGCTGGCACAGAAAGACGAGGACAATCTGCTGAAACGCCTGCTCAATGCCAGCGACAGGGAAAGAAACTCTGCGAAGAAAAAGCAGGCTGCGGAGCTGAAAAAGGCAGAGAAGCGTAAAGCCGAGGTTGACGGGCTGTTTGCTAAAATGTATGAGGACTGGTCTGCCGGACGCATAACCGAGTATAACTTCAATATGCTGTCCGAGAAGTACCAGAACGAGCAAAAGGAACTTGAAACAAAAATAAGACAGCTTCACGAAACGATGGAAGCCGCCGTACAGACCGCAGCGGATGCTGAAAAGTGGATTGCCCTAATGAAACAGTATGTCAACCCTGTGGAGCTGACCGCCGAACTTCTGAACACTCTAATTGAAAAAATAACCGTCCACGAAGCTGTCAAGGGCGAGGACGGAAGCCGTGAGCAGGAAGTAGAAATCTACTACCGCTTCATCGGCAAAATCGACTGACCTTTCTTTTTTACCCAACAATATCTTTAATTAAGGGAGACGGGTTTGTCAGTTCCAGATTCCAGTATGCTGATTATTTTGGCGAATGAACTGGATACTACTGTAAGTGAATTACTTGGAGAACCTGTAGCAGAATCGACTACCGATGATTTAAAGATTCTTTCTGAAAAATTAGAAGTTATTAATTTGCAGCTTGCAAAAAGAAGTATAACAAAGGTAAAAACGATTCGATGGATTCTTATTTCATTGTGTGCGGTTATAGTGGTAATATTTATCGCACTTGCATCTACGAATAGTTTTTATTTGAATTGGAATTACAATGATCCTGAGTTGGCAGTGGCAGGAACAATACTGCATGGGTTTGAATTCTTGTTTGTAAGACTCGCACCGATTGTTTTTTTGACTTCGGTGGTTGGAGTTGTGGTGACATATAAGAAAAGATAAATTGATGGTTTATTCCATACGGGAATAAATCTTCATCAAATCTTTATTTTTTTCTGTTAGGTTATATTTCAGTAAGAAATGAAATATAGAAGGAAGGATAGTAAAGATGGAAATGATGTTACAGACACAAAATCTATGTAAATATTTTAGAAAACAGAAAGCGGTAAATAATGTTTCACTTAATATCGAAAAGGGACAGATTTATGGACTGCTTGGACCGAATGGCGCTGGTAAATCTACCACATTGAAAATGCTGACCGGTATGATGAAACCAACTGCAGGAAAGATTTACTTTGATGGAAAACTTTTGGATAGGAAAGATTTATCAAAAATAGGAGCGTTAATTGAAAATCCGCCTATTTATGAAAATCTTTCCGCCAGAGAGAATTTGAAGGTAAGACAATTATTGCTTGGTACAGATGAAAACAGAATTGATGAGGTCTTGCAGATTGTATCACTTACAAACACCGGAAAGAAGAAAGCAGGACAGTTTTCTTTGGGAATGAAGCAAAGACTAGGCATTGCAATGGCATTGCTTGGAGAACCGGAACTTTTGATATTGGATGAACCTACGAATGGATTAGATCCAATAGGCATCGAGGAATTACGAGAGCTGATCCGGTCTTTTCCGGAACAGGGAATCACTGTAATTCTCTCCAGTCATATTCTCTCAGAGGTACAGTTACTTGCAGATAAAGTCGGGATTATTTCAGGTGGAATCTTAGGATACGAAGGAGCATTAAAGCAGGGAGATAATCTTGAAGATTTGTTTATGAATGTGGTAAGAAAAAACCAGAAAGCAGGTGAAATCCATGGTTAATATTATAAAAGCAGAACATCAAAAAGCCAAAAGAACCATGCGAAAAAAGTTTATCTGGGGATTTCCTCTTCTTACATTTGTCATGGCATTTATATTTACTCTTGGGATGACAAATGCTTATGCAGAAAGTGTTTGGAACTGGTGGTATACACTTTTGCTGCCGGGGATGATTGCTCTATTTTGTTATCTTTCTGTGGCGCAGGAGAAAAAGATAAAATACTATCATTTAATGACTATTCCCACAGACAGAAGAAAATTGTTGCTGGGGAAAATTATTTATATTGGGTACATGATTTTGTTTTCTAATGTGATTGTGTTTGCAGGAGCAACGCTTGGAGGCTTTCTTCTAACGACACATGTTCCAGTTGGAGGAGCGTTGATTGCAGTATTGTTTCTGACGGTTTCTGAGTTATGGGAGATTCCGGTAGCTTTATTTTTAAGTGAACGATTTGGAATGATTGTAAACCTGTTCGTCTGCCTATTTATTACCGTCAGCGGTGTGGTAATATCACAAACCAGAATCTGGTATGTACTTGTTTCTGCAATCCCTATGCGAATGATGTGCCCGTTGCTTCATGTTTTACCAAATGGACTTGCCGCAGAAGCAGGGAATCCTCTTTTGGATACGGGAGTCATTGTTCCGGGAATGTGTCTCTCAATCATCTGGTTTGTTTTTGTAACGGTTCTGTTTTTGAAATGGTTTGAGAGAAGAGAGGTGAAATAAGATGATTGGAAGATCTCTTAATGCAGACTTGCGAAAGATGAAAGGAACATCTGTGATTCTGGCACACTTACTGATTCCGATTATAACCAGCGTTATATTTTTAATATATTACTTTTTTTCACCATGGAATGAAAATATGAAAGTGATTGCATTTTATCAGGCAATAGGAGCAGGACTTCCGGTACTTATTGGAATTTTTACAGCAAGTGTGATGGAACAGGAACAAAATGCAGGTGATTTTCAAAATCTGTTGTCTTTACCGGATAAACCTGCAGCATTTTTATCGAAACTGTTGATGCTACTGGTTTTGTGTCTGTGCTCTATCCTATTGACAGCAATCATATTCGGAATTGGATTTGGAAGAATCGCATCAAGCGATATCGAAATCATGAAAGGATGTATATTTGCAGCATTGCTGCTGTGGGGAAGCAGTGTTCCACTTTATCTGTGGCAGCTGATTCTGGCTTTTCAGTTTGGAAAAGGGGTATCCATTGGAGCAGGGATTATATCAGGACTAATTAGTGCATTGATGCTTACCGGACTTGGAGATTATGTGTGGAAATATGTATTTGTCTGCTGGACGGGTAGAGTACCATATACTTATCTGCAATCTGTATTGGGAGAAACTAGTGTAGGTGAATGGTTGTCATTCATACCAGGTTGCTTAATATTTACAGGGATTAGTATGGTATACTATTTTTGGTGGGTAAACCACTGGGAAGGAAACAGAATATCGGAATAGAATCGAGGGAAACTATGGCAAAAATACTGGCAGTTGATGATGAACCGGCAATTCTGGAAATGATAGAAAGCATTTTGAATAAGGATGGACATCTGGTTACCAAAGTAAGTAATCCGCTGAAACTTAATATGGAAGAATTACATCGTTATGACCTGATTTTACTGGACATTATGATGCCTGGAATTGATGGCTTCGAATTATGCAAAAGAATCAGGGCACTTGTGGATTGTCCGATTTTGTTTCTTACGGCAAAAACGGAGGAAAACAGTCTGGTAAACGGACTTTCTTTAGGAGCAGATGATTATATTTCAAAGCCATTTGGAGTGATGGAACTTCGGGCAAGGATCAATGCACATCTTAGAAGAGAGCACAGGGAACATTCTGTCCGGATGGTTTTAGGGAGAGTCTGCATTCAGATGTCTCAAAAGAAACTGTTGATGGATGATAAAGAACTTCCGTTTACGAAAGCAGAGTACGAAATCTGTGAATTTCTGGCTAAAAACAGAGGACAGGTTTTCTCTAAGGAACAGATATTGGAAGCGGTCTTTGGCTTTGACAATGAGAGTAATGACAGTACTATAATCACGCATATCAAAAATATAAGAGCAAAATTTGCGGATTATGATTATACACCGATAAAAACAGTCTGGGGGATTGGATATAAATGGGAAGAGTAAAGAGAAGCAATGCACTCAGCAGGATTTTTATGAGATATGTACTGGTCATGCTTGGATCATTAGTTGGTTTGGTGATTGTTGCTTGGCTGCTGCTGTACCTTTTGATTAGTGTGGGCTGTATTTATCCGGCAAATTATGCAGAGCAAAAGATTAATGAAGCATATGATACGATTCTACGTGCAGATAAAGTGACTGCTGAGATGATTCCCGCACTTTGTGATTATGTAATCTTTTCAGAGAATGGAGAGAAAATAGGTGGAGATCTGTCAGAACAATACGAACAGATAGCATGGAATGTTGCAAAGTACGGAAACGCATCCGGGAAATATTTTTATAAAGTAATTGTAAGGGAAAATGAATATGTTGTATTGCAATATCGCCTGACACCTCAATATCATTCAGCTTTTTTGAGGGAGCATTTTATAGGACCACAGAATGTGATGATTATTATGTCTGTGATTGGAGCGGTAGCGATTATCATCATTCCGTCCATACGTTTTGGAAAAAGAATCAAAAAGCAGATGCAGCCTGTATTAGACGCAATCGGACAAATAAAGGATCAAAATCTGGAATATGAGACATCCTGTTCCGGTATCAAAGAGTTTGATGACTGTTTATCGGCAATCGATGATATGCGAGATGCATTGCGAGAATCTTTAGAAAAGCAGTGGAAAACAGAGCAGGAAAAGAAACAGCAGATGTCTGCTTTGGCGCATGATATTAAAACACCTCTTACGATTGTACGGGGAAATGCAGAACTACTTTCAGAGACTGAACTGACCACAGAACAGAAGAATAATATCACTTATGTTTTGAACGGCACAACACAGATACAAAGTTATGTAAAACAGTTGATAGATGTCACAAAATCATGGAATTGCAGTGATGTTACCTATACAACGGTGAGGTTAGAAGATTTTTTCGCAGATATAAAGGAACAGGCACTCGGACTGGTAGAAATCTATCACCAGAAGATAGATTGGAAGGCGGAACAAAGTGATAAAAAGGTAACGATTGCTTATGATCCAATGTTCCGAGCCGTAATGAATGTGATTCAGAATGCAGTGGAGCATACAAAAGAAAATGGAATCATTTATATTGACGCAAAGGAGCAGGATGACCGGCTGACATTCATTGTGGAGGATAGCGGATCAGGATTTACAAAAGAAGCATTATTGCATGGCACAGAGCAGTTTTTTATGGATGACACAAGTAGAAATGGCGAAGCCCATTATGGGATGGGACTATTTTTTGCAAAAACTGTGGCTGAAAAATATGGTGGAGGTATTAAACTTTCAAATTCTGAAAATACAGGTGGGGCGAGGGTAGAAATATTTTTCCTGAGTAGTCAAGAAACAAGCTAAATAGACCGCAATTAAGCTATGTAAAAGAAATTTTACATGAGAGCCAGCGGTCTGGCAGAGATAGCCAAAGTACTTCAGACTACGCCGAATTATCTGCTGGGTTTTTCAGATAATAATGATGGATTTGCGGACGAAGCGCTTGGTTTGTTGCGAGATGTGAAGGATCAGTCTGTAAGAGAGATTCTTTTGAAGCAGCTCAGGGCACTGATTTGAAAAATGTATTGCTTTTGTACGCACATTGACTTATAATATGGGTAAAAGAAAGGGGCGTGATGATATGGCAGCTAAATCAGCAAATCTTTATGCAAGAATAGAGCCGGATGTTAAAGAACAGGCTGAGGGAATTCTGGCTACTTTGGGGATCCCGGCATCTAATGCTATCAATATGTTTTATAAGCAGATCATTCTAAATAGGGGGCTTCCGTTTGAGGTAAAGATTCCAACTGCGAGACCTGTTGATATTTCGAGAATGAACGCAGAGACTTTGGACATGGAACTTGAGAAAGGATATGCGGATATGCAGGCAGGGCGTACCAAATCTGCAGCTCAGGTTTTTGCGGATATCCGAAGGGATTATAATGTATGAAATATGATGTTACCTTTACGGAGCAGGCTGAGAACGATCTTCGCGGTATCTTTGAGTATATAGCATTTTTATAATCATAAATCCTATGAGGCGTATGAGACATTTGGTTTCATACGTCTTTTCTTTTTACTTTTTTGAGTTGACTACCGGTCAACAGAAGTTGACCGTTTGACGAACGATTTATTCCGTGGTGTTCCGTAGAATGACATATGTAAGCAAGAGGTGACGCAAGCCGACAAGCCTAACCTCCAAGAAATGTTATGGAGGTGCGAACATGTGCATTACAGAAGAAAAACTGGTGGAAGCCTACGGTAATTCAAATCCGCATGACGCTTCCTACTGATCTACAAGAACTACAGCGTATTTCCTCAGTTGGTAGACTGTTACGAAACAGGGTTGTTTAATCGGATCCTTTTTGAAGTGGAATACAACAGGCGGAAGAAGAATGACGATGATCTGGGCGTTAGGGTTTAGACAAGCCATCTCAGCGATCCTACAGCTGCAAAGACCATCGAGCATATCATGATTCGGGATGCCATTGAGGAATGCAATTTCTCCGGTAACATCCTGAAGGAGACGGATACTCCGGAAAAGCACAAACATGATATTCTCACGATCCATATGATGAGACGGGAATTTGAAGTCTTTGACTCAGCTCTCAAGGCCCTTCCGACGAAGGAGCATGACATCGTATTTACCTTTATCAATAAGGAACGCAAGATGCTGGAGATTGCGGAGGACAGAGACTTGGCTTATCAGACAGTGAAGAATCTGATCGGTGATATCAAGAAGTTACTGGAAAGCAGAACAGTCCCTTATTTCAGGGAAACATTATAAGAAGTGAATACTTTCTGTACCAGGCTTTGCGAGAACGAAACGAATCTCAAGGTCATTCAGACGGTGATGGGACACAAGGACATCCCAGTACCACACGCTAAGACATTAGCACGGAACAGGACGGCAATCCTCAAAGACCCTGAAATGCATTTGGACGGAGCCAAGGGGACAAAGACGGAATAGGACGTAAGAACTGACCAATCCAATCCCGACAATGAAGAGCTTAGACAGTAGCGCTTCCAAGAAAGCTGACGGCAAGGCAGAAGGTGCCCAGACCGCCGGTGATAACAACGGATTCTTCACTCCGAACAGCAAGTCCGATTTCAGAGCTGTTAAGGTAAAAGAGTGCGTGGCAGTACCCAAGTCCAAGAAGCTGTTACAGTTCACTCTGGATGACGGCACCGGCACCGACCGCACCATCCTCTCCGGTATCCACGCTTACTATGAGCCGGAAGAACTGGTTGGAAAGACACTGATCGCCATCACCAACCTGCCCCCCCAGAGCCATGATGGGCATTGAGTCCTGTGGTATGCTGCTGTCCGCAGTATGCGAGGAGAACGGCGAAGAGAAGCTGAACCTGCTCATGGTGGACAACCATATTCCGGCAGGCGCGAAGCTGTACTAAGAGAAAAATAATGAATGCGCCAGAAGGCAGATAAGTCTTCTGGCGCATTTTTTAATAAATTGCTCTGTATACAAAAATCAACCACCGGTAGAATGACATTATTCTCCGAATCTGGTATACTTTCAGTAAAAACAGGAGGTATCCGGGATGGAAAAGGCAAAAGTAACAATGAGAAACTGGGAGCCCTATGTATATGACGGAGAGTACAATCTGTCGGGGACTGCGGATGTACATCCACGGCTGGGAAGAAATGTCTATGTAGCCACGACGTCCACGTTGGTCAAGGCTTCTCTGGAGGAGGATGTTCTGATCTATGAGACCAGAAATACGGTCTATCACTGCCCGCTGAAATATATGATGGTATCGCCGTATGGGAATGTAGTACAGGAATACCGGGAGGAACTGGCTCGTCTTGATACCTCGGAAAATGCACTGGACCGGATCATTGCCGCGGCGGCAAAAATGTCACTGGGAGAGCCGGAGGATACGGCGGATGAAATGGTGAGAAAGATCCGTGCTCTGCAGGAGACAGGACAGCGGGAGATTGCACAGATGGAAGAACAGGAGAAACAGCGCCTGATCGAAATTGCCGGGAAATATGAGGACTGTGTCTACATTGAAGTGTCCAGCGTTCACAGCGGAAGCAAATTGGTATATCATCTCGGGGATGCTGTGGGAATTGTGAATCCGGGAGTTCACATCGGAATGTTTCAGGACAGCGTATTATACATGAAATATGCCACCGAAGAAGATCCCTGCGCATTGGATTTCCGGTATTTTCCGAAGGGATTCGGTGATGTCATGGAGACCTACAGCTGGTCCGATAATATTAAGCAGGCCGTGATCAAAAATCAAAAGGGACACAGCCTGATCTTCAACCATGAAGAAATCGCTCCAGGGGAGACGAAGGTATTTACCCCGGATACCCATAAGCAGGGACTGTTCAGCCCGGACTGCTATAATGGGAAGTCACTGTTTACAGTGGGGGAGGAAGACGGGGAGAAGGAAGACTGAGAGCGCAGAGTATGGTAAAAAATTCCAAAGAAAAGGAAAATGTAAACAATTTTCAAGAAATACAGGCATGCTGCCCGGCCTGCAATGCATTTGCGGATAAAATAGAATGATCAGAAGGAGATGAGAGTCAGCGGTCTGGCAGAGATAGCCAAAGTACTTCAGACTAGGCTGATTGCACTATGATGCGTCGAAGTTATACCACAAGTATAATGACAAACTAATGTTGCTGTGGTATTATGTCGATAACAAAGAAAGAAAAGCGGATCCGAAGCGATGGGTCTGGGAAAGGAAAAAAGAATGTTCACAGCTATTCGATCAAGTTATTTATATCTGGAAAGTTTGAAAAATGCAGCACTCGATTATGAAAAAGAGTGGGGCTTTAGCTTTGTGTATTCAGATAAGAATAAGCTTGAAGGGAATGCTGTGGTGATGGATGTAGACCTGTCGTAGGGACAGGAGAGGACAACCGGATACATAGATTTTGAACCGCTTATCTTGTGTGGATGCACATGGTAGGCGGTATTTTTTTGCAGATATAAGCCTAATTGGTAAGGTAGTTCTGCGTTATGCTCCGTTAGCTCAATGGCAGAGTACCTGATAAATATCACAGAAATGAGGTAAGAGAAGCATGGATTTAATTGAAATCAAAGGAAAAATAAATACAGCCATCTGCTATGCAAGAGTAGTAGAGGATGAAGCGATAGAACAAATCAGACGTATGTGTGATTATCCGATGACGGAAGGATCAAGAATAAGAATCATGCCTGATGTTCATTCCGGTAAAGGCTGCACTATTGGAACCACAATGACAATTACTGATAAGGCTGTTCCAAATGTAGTGGGTGTTGATATCGGATGCGGTATGTATACCGTGAACTTAGGCAAGGTTGATATTGATTTTGTAAAGGTTGATGAGGTTGCACATTTTATTCCATCGGGAATGAACGTGTGGGAAGGTCGCCAGGAGAGATTTGATTTGACAGAACTTGCTTGCTACAGAGAACTGAAGGACACAAAGAGATTAGAGCGTTCACTTGGAACCCTTGGTGGTGGTAACCACTTTATAGAGATAGATGAAGCGGGTGATGGAACCAAATATCTTGTGATTCATTCAGGCTCACGTAATCTGGGTAAGCAGGTTGCAGAGCTTTATCAGAAGCTGGCGATTAATCTGGACAGAGGCTATGGGGACTATCTTGAGAAACGTGATGAGATTATCAGAACCTATAAGGAGCAGGGACGTAGAAGTGAGATTCAGGATGCGTTAAAACAGCTTCACTGGCAGGTATATGAGTCTGAGACAAGTATGCCTGAAGATCTGTGCTACTTATCAGGAAAATATCTTGAGGACTACCTTCACGATGTTGAAATCTGCCAGGCTTTTGCAAGACGAAGCAGAGAGAAAATGGCTGAGATTATTCTGGAGAGAACCGGGATGGCTGGCAGAGAAGCCTTCCATACAATTCATAATTATATTGATACAGATGAAATGATTTTGAGAAAGGGCGCAATAGCAGCCCATAGTGGAGAGAAAGTGCTGATTCCAATAAATATGAGAGATGGAAGTGTGCTTGCTGTTGGAAAAGGAAATCCGGAGTGGAATTATTCTGCACCTCACGGAGCAGGACGACTTATGTCCAGAACAAAGGCGAAAGCAAATCTTAGCATGGATGAATACAGAGAGACAATGAAGGGTATTTATACCACTTCGATTAATGAAAATACATTGGACGAGGCACCGATGGCATACAAGAGTCTGGAGGACATCATTGATGTGATCCGAGAGTCTGTAGATGTAATCGATGTGATGAAACCTATATACAATTTTAAGGCTTCTGATTAAGGTGGAGGGCATTCTTCCTTCACCTGCAGAAGCAGAAACGGAGGAAGAAATGTTTACTATGCCTACCATCGATATGGTAGCTACCGGAAGGAATATCATGAGACTGAGAGAGGCAGCAGGTCTGAATGTAAGAGACCTGCAGGATATCTTTGGATTTGCGACTCCTCAGGCCATCTACAAGTGGCAGCACGGAACTGCCATGCCTACAATCGATAATCTGGTTGTACTGGCAGCAGTGCTGGATGTTCCGATGGATGAGATTATCGTAATCGATGTAAATAGAACAAAGCAGATTAGCGCATGAAAAGTGAATAAACAGATAGCCCTTTCAAGGCTAAAATGTTCGGTTCAAGTCCGGTGGGGATCACTTATGGGTAGGTCGCATAGTGGCAATTGCAGCGGACTGTAAATCCGCCGACTTTAAGTCTACGCCAGTTCGAGTCTGGCCCTGCCCACTTATGTTTGCGTGTCCGAGTTGGTTTAAGGTACCACTGGCACATAGCGCACTTCCGCAAACGCTATTATATTTAACAGGTGATTATTATGGGAAAGGTATATTTAAAAACAAAATATGACAATGAAATGAAAATGGAGATACCTCACAATCATAACTTCGCTTCAGCTATGTTTGGTTTCAGAGAGATGGCTGCGGAAATAGTTCCTTACCATTTGATAGATGATATCTATGATGATTTTAAGCGTGAAGATATTGCCTTGGATTATATTGATCAGTGCAATGTACTGTTTAACAAGTTTGGGGTGACACCGCATATTCCTGATTATCCAGATGTGCTTAAGCCATTTCTGGGAAGGAAAATATGGAAAGATACAATCAACAGTATTTCAAGAGATGAGAACAAGTGGTCGGCGGGATATTTTGTGAAACCAGCAGTAAGAAGCAAGGCTTTTACCGGCAAGACAATTTCCAGTATAAAAGATCTTATGGGCTGCGGTAATCATGCTGAAGATTATGAGGTATTGGTAAGCGAATCATTAGATATCGCTGCAGAATGGCGTTGCTTTATTACATATGATGAGATAATTGATGTGCGCCCATATGGCATGATAATTGATAAGTCAAGGAAGGGTTATTTATATCATTATGACGCTCAGGTGCTTAATTCTATGATGGAAAGTTTTGTCTCTTGGGAAGATAGGCCTATGGCTTGCAGTATGGATATCTGCGTAACTAAAGATGGCAGGACATTACTCGTAGAATTCAACGATGCGTATTCCCTGGGGGCATATGGATTGGCAGATATATATTATGCTAAGCTGATTTCTGCAAGATGGAGCCAGTTGTTAGGTGTTAAGGATGAGTATCATTTTTAAGATAAAAGATGAATACGATAGCAATTAAACTATTGGTTAAATGCAAGTATGAGGAGATTCTGTTAAGCTTAATCTTTAGAAGGAAAACTATAAACCCGTCCGCACTGAAAGAAGTGGAAGTCTGCGAGTTGCTGTAAATGACCCGGCAGGACGTTAAAGTAAGGCTGCGATCTATTAATCTCATAGAGTAGAGCAGGTTGGTGAGATTATATTGCCATAGGGAATATGATTAAGCGTTAGTAACCATAAAGAGCTCACGGCAGCGATATCCGGGAAACAAGACGGACTCCACTAATCCCCTCTATACATAAATTGCGAATCCTGATTATTACGAGCCTATGGCATGTAAAAAAACTGTAGCAATGAGAACTTGCAAGGTACTGTAACAGGGAGTGAGTATAGGGAAGCTCGCACAGACATTTTAAACTAAAAGTTTAATGCATTTTGTGAATACATCCGATATAATGTAAGTCTACAAATAGAGATTGTGATTCGGGATGGAAGAAAATTACGGAGGTACAGAGAGATGGAACCAATGTATTTGTCAATCCAGCAAAAGGAGACAGGGAAGCAAATTAAGAAACTGCTCATGGAAAATGGTTATACTGTGAAAGATGTGCAGAATGCTATGGGATTTGAGAATCCGCAGGCAATCTACAAATGGATTTCCGGTAGATCATTGCCGAGCTTAGACAATTTTGTAATCTTAAGCAGATTACTGCATACCAGTATTGAAGATATCCTCGTCGTTGACGGGGATGTTGTTCGTTTATGGGGAATTATTCATGACTATAGAAAATCTGACTGCGGATTTTCTATGGTATTAAACCGTTGGTACAATGACAAAGCATCTGTCATGCAGTAAGCTAATATCAGAACAAAAAACAAAACAAAATGGAGGTCGTAAGGAAATGCAGACAATGACATCAGCATATGCAAATAAAATGCTTAAGAGCCTGGAAGAAGATAAGGCCTTCTGGGTAAACAAAGAGGCAACATCCAGTACCTATGTTGCAGCTATCAATGAGGAACCTGTCGTACCAGAATATGATTATACGGAGGTTGTAGCTACTATTACATCTCTTGATGAGAAAATTGCAATTATCAAGCATGCGCTTAATGTAACCAATTCTAATGAAAAGGTTCGGGTGGGCGATGCAGAAATGAGCATTGATACAATTCTTATAAAGATGGCTCAGCTGAACAAGAGAAAATCAGTGCTTGATCAGATGCGTAAGCAGCTACCAAAAGCCAGAGAGGAGCAGCGCTCTTATATGTCCAGAAATACGGTTCCGGAATATAGGTATATTAACTATGACCTGGAGCTGATTAAGAAGGAGTATGAGACTGTATCCAAGACCATTATGGAAATGCAGATGGCTCTTGATAAGTACAATCAAACAGTACAGTTTGAAGTAGACATCTAAGAATTTTTCCGTACAAGGCTTTATGAGATTGATGGTGATCCCAGAAGTTTTTGTTTATGGTAAGGGTATGTCTGTTATGGGTTATGTGTTATCGGTTTATGTTCATTGTAGGTTTTAAAATCTGATGCAAGATTTCTTAACAGCGGCCTTGTAGAAAACCTGCAGGAAACTGCGTGTGGAGGTTCGGTTATAAGCACAGGCTGTGGGAGGTCTTCGGATCTTCTGCAGCTATCTTTATGTTGGAGATGATGAGAATGAAGAATTATTGGAAAATGAGTGATTTTTCGTTATTTGCGGTTCCTTATGCTTATGTAGATCATAGCTCTTATCTGGCAGATCAATTGTTTGTGCAGAATAAGATAACTATGAAATTTAAGGGAGAGATGGTCAAGGATGGTTCGTCGTACTGCATTGTATTCTGTAAGGTGCTAAAGAAGGACGTCGCAAGATTTGAGGAAGCTCTAGAACGACTTAAAGATAAAATGCTCTTATTGGGACATAAAGATTATCCTGACGCCTGCGGTGAAATTGCAAAGATGATTGAAGAAGACATGAAAGCGAGGATGAGAAAATGAAGCAATATGTAACGCTTGATAAAAGAAGTAAGAAAGCGCAGAGGGAATATTATGCTAAGCAGCGAACAACATGGGGAGAACTGAATCCGGTCACAAGATCAGTTCCGAGTGGAAAGGCTTACAACAGAAAAAAGGAAAAGCAGAGAATCGGTGTTGAATTCAGAAATGGATTTGATGCCGATTTTTTGCGAAGTTTAGTTTTGCTTATACATTTTAGGACTAGCGAAAGGAGCGAATAATCATGAAGAGATATAAGTTTTGCGGTTTGTAATCGCAAAACAAATTGCCTTTTGGAACGAATTGCGATATACTATCTACAAACGGAGGTGGTCACGATGATTTACAGACCTTTGTATGTAGAGAAGATCATGGCTTATGTGGATACGCCATTTGTAAAAATCCTTACGGGAGTACGTCGTTGCGGAAAGTCAACGATCCTGAAAATGATTATGGAGAGATTGAAAACGCAGCATAACATTTCGGAGGAGCGCATTGTCAGTTGCCGCTATGACTCAATGGAATATGAGGATATGACGGCAAAGCAGATGTATGCACAGCTTAAAGAGCGTCTTTCGCCCGATGGAAAAACCTATCTGTTTCTCGATGAGGTTCAGGAAATCAAGGGCTGGGAAAAGGTTGTCAATTCGCTGGCATCTGACTTTGATGTTGACCTGTATGTGACAGGTTCCAACTCTCGCATGATGTCCTCTGAGATCTCAACCTATCTGACGGGACGATATGTATCTTTCCGCATCTTCACTTTGTCCTTTGGCGAGTACTTGATGTTTAAAAGCCAATATACCGAGGTGGGAGAGCCGAAGGCGGAGCTTGCCGACTATGTACGCTTGGGCGGTTTCCCGGCAACACATTTGCAGGAGTTTTCTCAGGACGAGGTCTACACCATCGTGCGGGATATTTACAACTCCACGATCTTTTCGGATATTGTTAAGCGCAATCAGGTGCGGAAGATCGACCAGTTGGAACGAGTGGTCAAGTACACCTTCAACAATGTGGGCAATACCTTCTCGGCAAAGTCCATTTCGGATTACCTGAAAGCGGAACACCGAGCGTTGGACAATGAAACAGTTTATAGTTACTTGGAGAAGCTGGAGAAGGCGTACCTGCTCCATCGATGCTCCCGCTTTGATTTACAGGGCAAGGAGATCCTGAAAACACAGGAGAAATTCTATCTTGCCGATACCGCCCTGCGGTACAGCGTTCTCGGCTATAACGCTGACAGCGTGGCATCCAGTTTAGAGAATGTCGTGTACTTGGAGCTTTGCCGCAGAGGGTATACCGTCAATGTCGGCAAATCCGGCAGCAGCGAGATCGACTTTGTCGCAGTACGGCAAAATGAAAAGCTCTATGTGCAGGTGACGCAGGAGCTTCATTCTCTGAAAACAGAAAAACGGGAATACGACCGGTTGTTGGAAATCCGCGACAACTACCCCAAATATGTTCTCACAACAGATGAGTTCTCGGGAGGAAACTACGAGGGCATCAAGACGATGCATATAGCGGACTTCCTGTTAAGTCATGAATACTAAACGACAGAATCGCGAAATGGAAGAGTATCGTAGTCTTTTGGAGACTAAAAAGATGCTATGCACAGTAGAAAAGAAGGGAAAATAACGGTATGGGAATGACTTTATCTATGGAGGAAAAGGTACAGACAGCAGCTGAGACAGTGATCAATGCATCGGCAGCTGACGAAACGGTAACAGGCGGGACCACACCGTCAGAGCCGCTTTCTGAGAAAAGGATAGTGCATGCAGAGGATTTTGATCCGCTGTTTGCCATGTCCGAGGAGGATTGTGTCGAAGGGTTTATAAAACGTGAAATGCAGCGTGCCGGGATCACGGAAGAACAGAATCTGATCCCGGAGGATATGCTGCGCAGAAAAAATATACTGAATGCCATTTTGGCGGTTCTGTTATTCGTATACATATCTTTGTTTTTCTTTCATTTTCCGATGAAAACCTATGTGATCGGACTCCTGATCCTGGTGGTATATGCATTTTTGACCAGTCGCTACCAACTGATAAAATATTTGAAAAAGGAGATCCGATCCAGATCCCAGGAGAAAATCTCGAATATTGTCATGAATGTGAAGGCATCCATGGTGCCGGATTACAGCAAAAAGTTAAAATGGGCGCTCATAGCGGTGGCTGTGGCAGGCTCGCTGCTGCTGTTCAGTAAGCCCAGGATCTTCTATGAGCATGCAGATGACGGATATTATGTACGCTTTTATGTCTATGGTCTGACGAATATGGCTACAGCGACCATCCCCGATACCTATCAGGGGGAGAAAGTAGTGGGCCTGCGCGGCAACACCTTTTCCAATATGCCCTTTTTAACAGAAGTAACGCTGCCGGACAGCATTACGGAGATCCGTGGACAGGCATTTAAAAACTGCAGAAGTCTGGAACGTGTCACATTGCCGAAGAATCTGACGTATCTGGGCGGGGAAGCTTTTTACCGTTGCAGCAGCCTGGAGGAGGTAAATCTTCCGGCGGGACTGACGGAGATCCGCGGCAACACCTTCGAAGAATGCAGCAGCCTGCTGCGCATAGAGATCCCGGATAACGTGACCAGGATCGGCGGACACGCGTTTTATGGAAATACCAGTCTTGAGGAGGTGGTGATCTCCCCGGACAGCAAGCTGCAGCAGATCGGGTCTTCTGCCTTCCGGTGCTGTGATTCTCTGCGGGAGATCACACTGCCCCGGGGCGTATCTGTCAATGAACGTGCTTTCAAGGAGACACCTGTAAGGATCGATTACTATGAATACTAAATTTATTCATTTGTTATATGTGCCGACCATGGCATGTAACATGCAGTGCCGGTACTGTTATCTGGAGGACCACACCGTAGATACCCTGCGGGGCGGAGATTGCCTGGAGACCCTGCAATATGCCATCGCAAAATTCCGTGAAGCGGATGTGGTGCCCTTTAATATTTCCCTGCACGGCGGCGAGGTGACCACTTTACCAAAGCAGGAATTCCATGACCTGATCCAATATATCAGCAGATACTATCAGGACATGCGTGAACTCATCACAGATGCCGGCTTCAGGGTGGGGCATCCCCACATCAAGACGAACCTGTACGGACTGGACAGACATATTGAGACCATCCGGGAGTTCAACGTGTCCATATCGGGCAGCCTGGATCTGCCGCTTTCCCTGCATGAAAAATACAGGGTGACCAAAGGCGGAGAGGGCACACTGGAACGGATACTGGATAATATCCGACTGCTGGAGGAGATCCCTGACAAGAAAAAAGTATCTGCCACAATCTTTCGGGAGCATTTCGAACAGCTGGATCAGATCATCGAGGATATCAGATTCCTGGACCGTAACACATGCCTGGACATGAATGATTTTAATTTCATGATAGGGTTTGACTACAATTCCTGTGGCCTGCTGCATCACATGAGTGAAGAGGAACAGCTGATCTTTTACCGGCGGATGCACGAGGCTTTTGACGGGACCAATCTGGATGCCGGGGTCAACGGTGCATGGTTCGATGAGTTCGGACCGGAATACTGCACCAACTGCGATAATTGCGGAGAGAAATTTTTCCTGTTGGAGCGTAACGGAGACATCTATTCCTGTGTCAGAGGTCAGAAGAACGAAGATTTTTACTACGGTAATATCTACCGTGACACGGTGGACACCATTTTGAAAACCGCTGCACGCAAGATTTTCCAAAACCATAACAGACAACCGTTTCCCGAGGAATGTGCGAGGTGCGCTTACCTGTATCTGTGCAAAACGGGCTGCCCTTTTGTGAAAAATGTATATGGCTCCGGCAAAAGCTACACTTGCCTGCTGCAACAGCAGATGTACCGGGACCGCGGCTATGCCCCGGATGCTTCTGCTGACGAGACGACATATGAATATGTGACGAAGATGCGCCTCGAGGAGCCGGAAAAGTATCTGCCTGCCAAGACATCCGCAGAATATCCTGCACTGGAACAGATCATTGCACAAGATGCGAAGCTGAAATATATCTATGACAGCGGTGTGTTCGAACTGGACGTGGATGGAGACAGATATCCGCTGATCTCCCAGATCCTTAGGAAGTCCAGGGAGATCCTATATCTGACACCCATCAGTACGGTAAAGCTGCGTATGAAAAAGCATATGCTGCAGGAAGAATGCGATTATCCGGAGAACAACGCATTGTACCTGATGCTGTTGTCCGGAGATCTCGTGACTTACGGGGATGAAGGGAGAACAAAGCAGCGGCACATTGCCACGCATCAGATTTATAAAGGGGTGCTGGACCATTCCGGGGACAACGAAGAAGAATGGTATGTATATGATATTTCCGGGCTCCTGCGCGAATATGCAAAGGAATATGCCACGGGCAGCCCGAACAATCTGTTGTGCACCACCACGGAGCTGAGAGACTGCCATTACCGGAAGCAGGAAAATAATGCCTATTACCATATACAGGCCATCAATCTCCCCTTTCAGAACATTGAATTTTACTATCTGACACTGGATCAAAAAAATGACAAGGAGGCTTTCCATGAATTTTGAACCGCAGACCTATGAAGAACTGATCCGCATGAAGCGTTGCGTGGAACTGACGAAATATTATGAGGTGACAGAGGAGGAGCTTTGGGAAATCTATCATTTCCTGGAGCAGGAGCCGGAGGCTTTCATCAAGGGAGGCAGACAGAATCTGTCCCTCATCATCGGGCAGAATACTGCAACAACCCAGAAGGTGATCATGGCGAACTGCACCGACAGTAGCATTGATGGAATCCTGCTGTCACGGACAGAATTCAAAGTGTTCCCCCATTACACACCATCCTCAGGCTCCGGCAGCAGCGGTGGTTCCTCTTCCAACAACAATAATAACAATAACAACAATAATAACAACAATAACAGATAGGACACGAAAGCAATGGCATTCATATCCGAAACACTTCAAATGCGCAGGCTTACAGAAAGCGGCGTCAATATCAAGACTACCTACATCGTCGATGGCACCCTGAGATACCGGTCCACAGACGCAAACCTACAGGATGACGTGCACAGTGGTATCCGCTGCCGCAAAGAGTATTTCCGGCAGGGGAAATTGCTCCATACAGAGAAAATCTTCGATTCCCGCATGGAGTATACCTATGTATCCGGAATGGATGAAGAGGCACAGCATACCTGTGAAAACTGCGGCTTTACCGGCAAAGTAAAGGAATTTGTGAACGGCTGTCCCTGCTGTGATGCGGCCTCTAACATTGACTACGCAGACAAGGAGCTGGGCAGCAAGCACCATTATGACCTGGTATTGCAAAGCCCGGTCTACCGGATCGTCACGGGAGTGGTAGACTACATCATATCGTTCCTGCTATGCAGCCTGTGGATCATAAATACCTCCAGGACCTTCAATGGCTATGATGTGGGCAAGATTTTCATCTACAGCACAATCCTGGCTATGAGCCTCTATTACTTTTTCTATCTGTGCGATGCGTATGCGGTACTGGGGCCAGTCAGACGCTACAAAGAAAAACAGAACCGTCGGCAGCAGGAATTCTGGACCGGCACCGGCATCGACAAAAAGCGGTTCTATAATAACCTGAACTACGAAGCCGGCAGACGCTACTATTCCCGGCCGAATGTCATTGATTACGACATTATGGACTACACCGGTCTGCAGGAGCATGTGGAGAACGGCATATTGTGCGTGGATGTGGAGTTACAGGTCAGACTGGTGTATCTGCGAGGTGGCCGGATCACATCCGCATATCAGAAGGATACCTTCTCCCTCAGCCACAACGACAGAGTCATGACCCTGGACAGCGGGATCCACGTGATCAAATGCCCCAAATGCGATGCCAATATTGATGTGACCAAAGGCGTGTGTGAATATTGCGGGACCGAGATCGACAGCCTGCAGGAATGGAAGTGAAAAATTACAAAATGTTGATGGAGATATACCGAGGAGGAAGAAAGAATGAAAATATGGTTAGATGATCTCCGCCCGGCACCCTGGGGATATGAGAGCGCCAGATCCGTGAATGAAGCCAAGACACTGATCAGGGAGGCGGAGAGAAACGGCATCGAGATCGAGGTGCTGGATCTCGACCATGACCTGGGAGATTTTGCAAGTCAGGGCGGCGATGCCATCAAACTACTGGACTGGCTGGCGGAGCGGGAGACCTTTTACCCTGTGGAGATCCATACCGCGAATCCAGTGGGCAGAGCGAATATGGAGAGCGTGCTGGCGAGGTACTGGGGAGAGGAGTACTGGTAAGGATATCAACCGTGTGGGCGCGGATTCCAGCCACTCCTGGATAACCGGCTTAAACGGATCCAGCTTGGATGGCTGTGCCTGAACAACCGGCGGTGCCGGACTTTTTTGAGGAAAATCCCTTGCTGATTTCAGGAAATTCTGACGCTTTTTTCTGGTAATTTTAGTGTATCATAAACACCCAGTGCTGGTAACAGCCCCTTATAGGGGCAGAAAAAACCACCGGCCCAGCCGGTGGTTATGGTTTATTTAGAAAGATGCCATGTGATCAGTGGGAGGAGGTGTCCGCTGCGTCTAACAGCCATTTCCAGGCAGGGACAACATCAATGACAATGTCATTGCATTCGAGAACTGCTTCTTCACTGTTAGTGATAAGAAGGCATGTAATATCAGGAATAAAGTTCTTGAGTTTAGTGAAAGCTTTGGTTTCTCTTTCTTTCGTATCAATGTTGTCAAGAATCTGCATACTGACCTGAATAGCAAGCTGCTCGGAGGGAACATAGAAATCAATTTCAACATTATTTTCGAAGAAATAAACGTTTTCTATTCCGTAGCGACGAACCAGTTCAATAGCTACGAGATTTTCTAATTGTGCGGACTGACAGTCTAACAGCATAAGACCAAGAAGACCGGTATCCATGAAGTAATATTTGGGTGAGGTTTCTTTTTCAATAAGTTTTGCCGCATAATTCCGGAGTGTAAAAAGCAGATAGGAGTCAGTCATATAACCAACATAATTTATAACGGTTTGTTTTCCCAGGGATGCTCCTGCGTTTTTTAATATATTGGTAAGTCGGCTGAAAGATAAAGGTTTGGTAACGGATTCTGCTATTTTTTTCAAAATCAGTCTCACTGCGAAATCATTTGTAATCTTATTTCTTGTGATAATATCCCCCAGATACACCGTTTGATAAATGCTATTTAGAAAACTTCGTTTATTCCTGATATCGACCAGCTCAGGGAAAGCTCCATAAGTTATATATTCATGATACAAACTGAGAACTTCTGCCCGGTCTTTTGTGCTGATCACGTTAAGATAATTTTTATCTTTGTGATTAGCAACAAGATATTCCGAAAAGGAATAGGGGTAAACATTAAGAATCACAAAACGCCCACCCAGAGTAGAAGCAATTTCATTACTAAGCATTTTGCTGTTACTGCCCGTGATATCTATCCGGTATTTCATATCTGCCATTCTGCGGACAAACTTTTCCCATCCGTCAATATTTTGAATTTCATCAAAAAACAAGTAAGGCCGATTGGCTGTGCCGGAAAGTTCTATTCCGATTTCCAAAATTATATTCAGATCGTCGGAGGTTATTTCCAGGAGACGCTCGTCCTCGAAATTGACATATACGATTTGGGAGACGGGAACCCCCTTTTCTATCAGAGATTGGATTTTCTGATACATCATATAAGATTTACCGGTTCTTCTGATTCCCACAAAACAGTAATTTACATTCTCCTCTAGAAAATACTTCCGGGGAATCAAGGGATTATTGAGGTAGCTTTCTTTTTGGTCGATCATTATTTGCTTCAGTGTGTCTCGATTCAT